ATGATACTGCGATGCGCTTTATACCGATGAGAATCTCTAACTTAGATTAACGTCTAGGTTGGGGATTACTTGCACGAAACTCTCAGCTCCACAGCATTACCCGATAAGTTTAAAAGCTCTTGATCTTAAAAAGGGATTTATCCCTCTGCTTTACCTAAGTCACTCGCTGAAAGCGAAATATTAATTGAAACCAATTCAGAACTATGTACTAATATTGATATAATTATATTATTCTATTACTTTTTTTTTATTATGTCTAAGATAATCTATTACGAATCCATACCACGAGAGCTTGAAAGACTTCAGATCACACAGAAAGAAGCAGCTAAAATGTTAGGATTGTCATTAAGTGGCTTTACATCTAGAATTGCATCAGATAAATCTATTACACATTGGATGATTTATGGGTTAGCTAATTATTTAGAGCCAACTAAACCTAGAAAACGAATCAAAAATGCCAAAAAAACTTGATCACAGCGAAAGAAAAAGATTAATAAAAACAATTAGAGATGTCTTGTCAACCATTGAAGCTATTGATGACACAGAAATTCAGAACAAATTGTGTGAGCAAATTATTTTGTTGTGTGATCAAATGAAATATAACTTAATCATAGATATGTACAAAGCCAAATGAACTATACAGAAGATGTAATTCAAAACGCTATATGCAAGTATTTAGACATGCGTAAGGTTTGTTATTGGGCAGTACCTAATGGTGGATCAAGAAAAGGTGGTGCAATTGAGGGCGCAAGGCTAAAAAAAACAGGCGTTAAAAGTGGAGTGCCTGACATAACAGTTGTCTATGATGGCATGTACTATGGATTAGAAGTTAAACGACCAGCGACTGATAAACATCCTAAAGGTTATTTAACGCAATCACAAAAAGATATGCACGAACAGATCAGGAAAGTTGGTGGATCAGTTGCCACGGTGTATTCAGTAGCTGATGTTATTTTATGGTTAAACACCGAAGTCATGTATGAAGTAAAGCTATGAAACAAAATGCAATTACAAAAGCAGCGAAAGGACAGGCTTGTACGCTAAAGCTAGATGACTGTCTGAATGATAACGGTGCAACTACTGTGTTTGCACATAAGAATGGATCAGGCATAGGTGAAAAGGCTAAAGACGAGTTTGGTCAAGATGTTGGCGCTTTTCTGTGTAGATATTGTCATGATGTCGTGGATGGTCGCATTCAGCATCCTTATTGGAAACCCTATTTTGTAGCTGAGATGTTCGATCATGCTATTTTAAGAACAGATAAAATTCTGAAAAGAATGAAAATAAAAGAATAAACACTTTGTATGGCTGAAGCATTAAGGAGATTATTTATTATGAGTGAAACATTATCAAGAATATTAAAACGTGATAAGCCTAAAGCTGAGATCATTGAGAATATGACTAGGACTTTTTTTAAAAATTCTAGTGGTGAGGAAGCTGTTATAAGTATTAAGCCAAACAAAATGACAAGAACGCAGAAACAAAATGCAATGTATTGGGCAATCTTAGAGCAAGTAAGAAAGGAAACAGGTAACACTAAAGATGCAATTCATGATCATTGTCGTAAAGAGTTTCTTGAAACAAGAATTGAGGAGGTTGCAAGTAAACCAGTAGTGGTGCTAAAATCAACAACAAGTCTAAATACAAAAGAAATGGGAGAGTATTGCGATGAAGTGATTTCTTGGGTAGAGAATGATCTCGGTATAAAACTACAATTACCTGATGATTGGAGAGATTTAATTAGCTAGGACATTTTTTATTTCTACTACAGGTAGTGCTTACAAAATATTGGGTGTCCTAACTTATTGGAGTTGTTATGAAAACAGGATTGTATGCAAACATACACGCTAAACGCAAAAGGATCAAAGGTGGTAGTGGTGAAACAATGCGAAGGAAAGGTAATAAGAAAAGACCAAGCGCAATGAACTTTAGAAAAGCAGCGTTGACTGCTAAAGATAGAGGTATCTAATGGCAAGACCTACAAAGTGGAGCAAGGAGTTAGAAGCTCAAGCCTACGAGTACATTAAAGACTATCAGGTGCATGGTCATATGATCCCAAGCATTGAAGGATTGGCTATGGTTTTAGACCTTCACAGAGATACTTTATACGATTGGGCAAAGCAAGATGACAAACAGTTTTCCGACATATTAGGCAAACTTTTAAATTCTCAGGAATTCTGGTTAGTGCAGAACGGACTCAACAACACTTTTAATTCAGCTATTACTAAGCTCGTTTTAGGTAAGCACGGATACCATGAGAAGATGGATCAAGACATCACAACTAAGGGTGAAGCTATGCCAACAACAATTGAGTTAGTAGCTAAGAAGTGAAAGCTGAGATAGAACTACCACCTAAGTTAGTACCAGTATTTGAAGGTAAAGCTAGGTATCGTATAGCTTATGGAGGGCGCGGCAGTGGAAAAACACGTAGCTTTGCTCTTATGACAGCAGTTAAAGGTTATCAATGGGGTATGCAAGGTATGAAAGGTCAAATACTTTGTGGTCGTGAGTTTATGAATTCACTTAACGATTCTTCATTAGAGGAGATCAAGTCAGCAATTAATTCTGTACCGTGGTTATCTGAATATTACGAATGCGGCGAAAAATTTATAAGATCACGTGATGGAAACATAACTTATACATTCGCAGGTCTTAGAAGATCACTAGAGTCAATCAAATCAAAAGCAAGAATATTATTAGCTTTCGTAGATGAAGCCGAGCAAGTAAGTGGCCGCGCATGGAATATATTGCTGCCATCTGTTCGAGAAGTAGATAGTGAAGTGTGGATTACATATAACCCTGAGTCAAAGTACAGCGCAACACACGAAAGATTTAGAGAGAATCCACCTAAAGATTGCAAGATCGTTCAACTGAACTACACAGATAACCCGTGGTTTCCTGACGTGCTAGAACAGACTAGACTAGAAGATAAAGAAAAACGACCTGATCAATATGAGCATATTTGGATGGGAGCGTTTCAAATTTTTCAGGAGGGAAGTTATTTTGCCTCTGAAATGCGTAGAGCAAGAGATGAAGATCGTATAACAACAGTAAGATATGATCGTGGCAAAGGAGTTGTTGTTGCATTTGATCTAGGAGTTGGAGATAGCACAGCAATGTGGTTTGCACAGTTTATAGGCACAGAAGTACATCTAATAGATTACTATGAAGCATCAGGTGTAGGCTTAGATCATTATGTAAAGGTGTTGCAGGACAAAGAATATATCTACGATCAATACATATTCCCACACGACATTAGAGTTAGAGAGCTTGGATCAGGTAAGTCTAGGCTTGAAACATTAGAAGGTATGGGTATTCGTGCTGATAAAACAGAGATAGCACCTCAGTTATTAATTGAAGATGGCATACAAAAAGTTAGAGAGATGTTAGACAAGTGCTACTTTGATGAGCAAAAGTGTGAACGTGGCATAGATTGTTTGTTAAACTATAGCAAAAAATGGGATGACTCAGGAGCAACATGGAGGATGCGACCTGATCACAATTGGGCATCACATGGAGCAGATAGCTTTCGTTACCTTGCAATAGGCTATCAGCCTTACAATGAAGCATGGGATAAACCAATTAGAAGAAAGATTAAAGGAGTTGTATGAAAGGTTTATTGTCTGATGGATGGGATGGCTTTAAAGATTTAACTGGTGGTTTGTTTGATGCGATAAGAACTGTTGATCCTGAATTACAAGCTCGTAGAGATCAAGAAGCACAAGAACTATATAACCTCAGAGCGCAAAGTCCATTCTTTCAAGCCTTTGGTTGGGGTGAAGGTAACAACGAAAGAACTGAGGACTTCTCTTTTGGTAACGTAGCTAAAGACATCGGTGAGTTATATCGTGGTGGCGCAACTGCTGTTACTAATCCAAAACAAACAAGTAATGCTGTAGCTGATCTAGCTTTTGGTGGTGTATTGACTTTAACACCAGTAGGAGATATGGGAATTATGCAAGGTGTTGGTCAAGATCAACGTGCAATGGCAAAAGAGTTTGGATCATACATCAAACAAACCTATGGATCATTTGATGGTTTTGTAGATTACGCTAAGAAAAACCCAGCTTCAGCTATGCTTGATCTTGTTGGTGTTGGCTTTGTAGCTAAGAAAGCAATAGACGTTGCAACTAATCCAATAGTACAACAAAGATTTATGGCTGAGTTAGATGGTATGGTAAGCGCAGCTAATCAAAGTCCTTACATGGCAAACATAATCTATCCTGATAAGCAATTTATTACAGGGCAAAAAGTAGGTAGTGGTAAAAACAAAGGAGCTACACAAGATCAGAAAGTTGATGAGCTTAAAGAAATACAAGTCCAAATAGACAACTCAGACATTGTGCAACAAGAACCAAAGTCTGTACAAGGCATGGAAGGTGAAATAGTAATGTTCACTATGACAGATCGTGCTAGTGCTGATGGTACTGCAAAAAAAATAATAACTGCTAACGATGAATATGATATTGATGTAGGTCAATACGGTGGTGTATTGTTTGGTCAAATGCTCAAGGCAATTGAAAACGGTGATCAATGGGCATCAGATCGAGTGCCATTAATGTCTATAGAAAAAAGAATACAAGAGATACAAAGAATGCATGACATTACACCACAAGTATCACAGTTTTTATTAAACCCAACTGGTATAAACTTTTCACACCAAATAACACAAACAATGTTGTCAGCTCTTAAAGGTAGATTAAATAAAAAAGAAAAAGCTGAATTAGACAAAAAACTTAGTCACATTGCACCTAATTGGATAGGCATAGATAACGATTTAGAATTTGCTATGAGAAACTTAAACGGTGCAGAAAGAATGAAAATACAATATCTTTTAGCATCTAAAAACAATTCTAGCATACCATTTTTGCAGACATACAAAGGCAAAAACAAAGGAGGATATGCAGAACAAGGTTTGTCGTTAGCAGAAGCTGGTGTAGCTAATACACAACCTCAGTTACTAGGAGCAAGACGAGGTACAACTCCGATGATTGCTACACTTGATCCAAACCCTAATACAAGATTTAGTGATGTTGATCCTACAAGTGTAAACTCAGAAGGTGTTGGTATATTACATCCATCTTATAATGCAACACTTAAAAGCGATGGGAATCCTACTAGACCGTTTGCAGAAGATTTGACTATATTTGATTTTATGGAAGCTAAAGAAGCAACTAAAGGTGTAGGATTTACTGGTAAAGATTTTGTAACACCACAGAAAATTAATCCTGATAATGTAACACCTGATCAACATTATGCAACTTTAAGAAATGATCCTCCCTATGTTCAGATAACAGATAAAGTCATTCGGCACTTAGAAGATAAAGGTAAACTAGAACGCAAAGGACTACTCTCAGGACTGTAATGTTAATATCAGAAGCACAACAAGTCAAAGAAGAAAAGAAAGAAGCTATAGGTTTGTTAGACACTAAACTTGAAACACCTAACGCAAACTTTGGTAAGCAAGTATCTATGCCATACGATAGCACATTATCTAAAGGTGGTACTAACCAATGGAATGTAATGGGTGATGTTGTAAGACAAAGTTTCTTGAACTCAGGAGTAGATGTACCAAGAAACCAACTGTTTCCACAAGACGTAAGATTAGTTACTGCTGAAAACTTAATGAAATCAGGAAATCCACATGCTGATACAGAAGCATATCAAAAAGATTATTTAGAGCGTGAAACTGGCATGAACTGGGGATATGAAGTACCAATAGCTAATTCTACTCAGGATGGCACAAGACTTGATGCTTACGGAAAATTCTTACCTTCAGATCAGCAATTGTATGATAAATATAAAGGCATTGATTATTTTGGTAACGAAGCGAAACTTGGATTAACTAAAATGGGTGCTAAAGTATCAACACCAATTGCACGAATGAAATTTAATAAAGGTTCACAGCAAGGCTTACTGCAACCTGCAATGAATGTAACAGGTCACGAGTATGCACACTACTTAGACTCAGTATTTTCAGGTGGTAGAGTAATGTTAAGTGATGTCACAGAAGAATTAGTAGACGATGCTTATCAATCAAACCAAAAATTGCCTTCACAAAAAGAACTTTATGAAAGATGGATGAATGATCCGAGGACAGAACACTTAGACGTTGCAGATAATTTAAACTTAAAGCCAAGCGCTCAGATCAATCCGAGAGAAGTGTTAGGTAAGTTTTATACAGAATCAATGGTCAATAGTGGTGGCAACTTCCAAAACTTTGCTGAGAACATTGCAAGATCATTAGGTACATTCATGGGTTCACAACATTATGATGAAGGTCATGGGCAAAATATTATGGTACAAAACAGAGATGTAATGCGCTCTATAGCAAAACTTTTAAACAATATGGAGTTTTAGATTATACTAATGCAAACAAACATAGGACAAGATCATGGGTGACGAAGGTTTCGGAGTAATGGATTTGTTACAAAAGCTCTTTAAAGAAAGAGAACAAACAGGTGGCGCTAAAGGTGCTATGTCAGATCAAGAATTTAAAACTTTACAACAAGGTGGAAGCGAACTACCTGATTCACTAAAAGGATTGAAAAAGCCTACTAACTTTTTATCTAAAGGTGGTATGTCTGATGCAGAATTTGACAGTTTAAGTAAAGGATCATATGGTGGTGATGTCAACAGAACTAGCCAATTAAGCAAAATTAACAACCCTTTGTTTAACAATATGCCTAACTATTATGAAGGCACAGGTATGCAAGATTTAAGATATGCGCCAAGAAACATTGGTGCTGTATCTAACAATGAAATAGCAGATTTAATAGAAAAATCTAAGATAAGTGGTAGACCTGAAGGTAGACCATCGCAACAAACTATGATCAAAGGTGGATCATCACCTCAACAAAGTTACGGTGGATCAGCATTCTCTGACACAGAAATGACACAGATGCAACCAATGAATGATGTTGATGCTATGTTTGCTCAAGAGTTACAAAACATGAATCCACAACAAGCAAATGAAGTTATTATGATGTTGCAAAACTATACACCTGATCAGCAACAAAATTTTAAACAACAATATTTAAGTGGCAACGTACCTCAATATGAATTAGAAGCACAATCTAACTTAGGATTTTAGTATGGCATTAACAACTTACACAGGCTTAAAAGCAAGTATTGCAGACTTTCTTAACAGAGATGATCTAACCTCTGTCATACCTGATTTTGTTGCTTTAGCAGAAGCTCAGATAAACAGAGATATTAGACATTGGAAGATGGAAGCAAGATCAAGTGGACAACAATCAGCCAATGATGAATACATGCAATTTCCTGCGGATTGGATAGAAACAATAAGATTACACTTAACAGGCACAGGAACTACAGTTGTTAATTTAGTTTCAAGAGATGCTATGGCTGACAAAAGATCAGCAAACGAAAATGCCACAGGTACACCAAGTATGTACACACACGCAGATGGACAATTTCAATTGTACCCAACGCCTGGCAATGACACAGATTTTGAGTTGCTTTATTATCAGAAGATACCTTCATTAATAAGCAACGCAGATAATTGGCTTTTACTAGAAGCACCTGATGTATACCTCTATGGAGCGTTATTACATTCAGCACCGTATCTAGGAGAAGATCAAAGGGTAGCAGTTTGGGCGCAGATGTATAGTGCTTCAGTTGCTAGATTAAATGAAAGCTCTGATGATGCTAGGTTTAGTGGATCAGGCTTAACACTTAAAGTGAGAGGATTAGTATGAGTTTTTCCAACTTTTTAGAAACAGAAATATTAGACCACGTATTTGCAGGTGCGGCTTACACAGCTCCATCTACAAAATACTTAGCGTTGTTTACAGCAGTAGCAGATGGCGAAGCAGGTTCAGTTACTGAGGTTACTGGTGGTGGTTATGCACGTCAAACAGTTGCATTTACAACATCAGGCAATACTACGTCTAATAACGCGGCAGTAGAATATCCTACAGCTACAGCAAACTATGGAACAGTAACACACGTTGGTGTTTACGATGCTTCATCATCAGGTAACTTAATGGCTTATGCGGCTTTATCGTCAAACAAGACTATTGAAACTGGTGACGTGTTTCGTGTGCCATCAGGTGACTTAGACATTACACTTAACTAATTAAGTAAATGGCTTTTGAGTATGGTGAATCGTATTACGGTTTACGTACATTTGGCTCAAGT